AACAGCACAGCCATAGCACGCTTTACACTGGCGGTGGACGACGGGAAAGAGACTGACTTTATAAACATAAAGTGTTTCGGACGGACAGCGGAATGGGCGGACAAGTGGCTGGGTAAGGGAAACAAGGCAGAAATAACAGGAAAGATAAAGACGGGCAGCTACACAAGTCAGAGGACAGGGCAGAAAGTATACTACACAGAGGTAGTGGCGAACAGCGTGGGATTCGGAGAAACGAAAGCGGAATCCGACGCGAGGGCAGCAGGCGCAGGCAGCTTTATGGAGATACCGGAAGACGCAACAGACGAACTGCCATTTAATTAAACGAGAAAGGCGGGAATAGCAGATGCAGGACACAGAGATCAAGGAGAGAACAGCCGAAACATTACCGACAGAAGAACAGGGAGAAACACCGTGCGAAAGCTGGATAGCTATTCCTGCGGAAGAGTTTGAAACGATCATACAGAAAGCGGCAAAGGCAGCCGTAACAGAGTTTAAGCGGCAGGAAGAAAAAGACAGAAAGCAGAATAAGTACCACAACACGTTTACACTCATGAAGTGTTACAGAGACGCAGTATTCCACATCGAGAACGCAGTAAGCGACGGCACACAGATGGAACTTGCAGGAATGACAGAAGAACAGCAGCGGACATATTTAGAGAGCGTGAGGCGCAGCCGATTTAAGACGCTGATCATGACAGCGCACATTGACAAGGCGGTGGAAGAGGTAGAGCGCAGGCGAAAAGAGGCGGGAAGGGAGATAGAGTACAAAGCGTTTGAGATGTACTTCATGCAGGGCGCGGACTACGCACAGATCGCAGAGGCACTGGACACAGGAAAGAACACACCGAGGCGCTGGGTAACGTCTATCATAAATGAACTGTCAGTATTGTTGTGGGGAATAGACGAGGAACGGATAAAATAGTGCGTGGTAACATCGTGGTAAAAACGTGGGGTTTACGTGGTAAACAGTAAGAAGTATAATGATACCATGAGAAGAGTAGGCGAGAGCTTAAGCCACACGGCAGCGGCGCACGCCTGCTCTTTTCTTTTGCTTACTTACATTCTTTTACCTCAGCCCGGCGTCTGGAACATAGGGCGCCGGGAACAAAAGGAAAGGAGCGGCGAGCATGAAAGCATGGGCTAAGAGTTTCTATCTATCGGCGGCGTGGGAGAATACAAGAGCTGCTTATCTTATGTCAAAGGACGGCATATGCGAGCGGTGCGGAGAGCCAGCCAAGATAGTGCATCACAGACAGCACATAACCAAGGACAACATAGGCGACGTGAGCATAACGCTTTGCTGGGACAACCTAGAGGCGTTGTGCCAAGACTGCCATAACAAAGAGCATCACAAGCAGGAAAAAGAGATGCGGTACAGATTTGACGAGCGCGGCGGCATACTCCCCCCTATTCAAAAAAATTTTTAAGAGGGGAAAATACCGAGGGGGAGTCCCTAAAAAAACCCTACGGGCGCGCACACGGGTGGTGTAGGGGGTGTGGTGGTGTAGAAAGAGGGAGAAGAAATGGCGACAAAGAAAGAGAAGAGCAAAGAACAGAGGACAAAGGCAGAAAAGACAAGACTAAGAGGGATATTCAAGGACTTAGACGAGAACAAAAAGAAATTAGTCACGCCGCTGATAGAAAAAGCTGCATTCATGAGCGTAGAGCTGGACGACCTGCAGGCACAGATCGAGACGGAAGGCTGGACGAGCGAGTATAAGAACGGCGCCAACCAATTCGGAACGAAAAAAAGCCCGGAGGCAGAGACTTACATAGCGCTAAGCAAGAATTATGCGGCGATCATAAAGCAGTTGACGGAGCTTGTACCCGCAGCGAAACGCAAGGGCAGCAGGCTTGACGCACTACGGAAGGAATAGGCATAAGTGCTGCCGTACAGGAACTATATCTATGAGTACCACGCTAAAATTACAAGCGGCGAGATTGTAGCGGGAAAGTGGATAAAAGCAGTTTACAAGATCATAGTCGAAGGGCTGGAAAAACAGGAATATTTTTTCAACCAAAAGGCGGCAAATAAGGCGATCAAATTTATTGAAAACTTTTGCCACCACAGCAAGGGCAGGAGCGACCTTTTGAAACTGGAATTGTGGCAAAAAGCCATAGTTTCGGTCATTTTTGGCATACAGGACGCGGAAAAAATACGGGTTTTTCGTGAAATTTTCATTGTTGTAGGCAGAAAAAATGGCAAATCACTATTTGCATCGGCGATCATAGCGTACATGGCATACATGGAGCCGGAGTACGGGCAGGAAATCTACTGCCTTGCACCGAAATTAGATCAAGCAACGCTGGTGTATGACGGATTTTACAAGATGGTACTGGCAGAGCCGGAACTGGAAGAGCTGCACAAAAAGCGGCGCAGCGATATCTACATCGAGGAAAGCAATACATTCATCAAGCCGATCGCCTTTAACGCCAAGAAATCTGACGGATTCAACCCGCAACTGGTAGTGTGCGACGAAATGGCAGCATGGAGCGGCGACGCAGGACTGAAACAATACGAGGTAATGAAGTCGGCGCTGGGCGCACGTAAACAGCCTATGATTTTGAGTATCAGCACAGCCGGGTACATCAACGACAGCATATACGACGAACTGATGAAACGCAGCACCAGTTTCTTGAAGGGCAACAGCAAGGAGCGCAGGCTTTTACCATTCCTCTACATGATAGACGATGTGGAGAAGTGGAATGACATAGAAGAGCTGAAAAAAGCAAACCCGAACATGGGCGTGTCTGTACAGGAGAGTTTCTTTATAGACGAAATAGCCGTAGCAGAGGGCAGCTTGAGCAAGAAAGCGGAATTTATAACGAAATATTGCAACATCAAGCAGAACAGCTCTATTGCATGGCTGGAATATGCGACCGTGGACGGCGCCGGGGCAGACAAGACGCTGGAAGACTTCCGGGACTGCTACGCAGTGGGCGGCATAGATTTGAGCCAGACGACAGACTTGACGGCAGCAAGCGTGGTGATAGAGAAGGACGGCACATTATATGCCTTTACACAATTCTTTATGCCACGGTGCAAGATAGAGACGCTGCAGATCGGGTACGACAGATACAGCGCAAACTATCTTGTGACGGAACTGTCAAATTACGGTTTCCACATGGACGATGTATACCAAGGCGAGAACCTAACGCCTGTGATCAGAGAGTTTGAGGGCATCATAAAGGACGGCAATTTCAAAATCGCAGACAACAATCTGTTAAAGACGCATTTCCTAAATGTGGCGCTGAAACACAACATGGAAACAAGGAAATTCAGACCGATAAAGATAGAGCAGCGGGCGCACATAGACGGCTTTGTGTCAGTCATAGATGCTATGACGGTACGGCAGAAATACTGGGAAGAATGCGGAGAGCTGCTTAAGAATGCAGCATAGAAAGGAGTGAGCGGCATAAAACTATTAGATTATCTTTTTCACGGAAAAGAACTGCGCTATATAGACAGCTATTTCAAGATGCTGAACGGATACAGCCCCACATTCACCAGTTACAACGGCGGTGTGTACGAAATGGACTTGACACGCACGGCGGTAAACAGCTTTGCGACGCACTGCAGCAAATTAAAGCCGGAGATAGAGGGCAGCGCACTAAAGAGGCTGGAAAAGACCTTGCAGACAAAGCCAAACTATTTTATGGATACCACAAAGTTTATCAAGCGGCTGGCGACCTATGTGGCGGTGGAGCATACCGCATTTATCATACCGATAGAGGACAGATACGGGACACTGTGCGGCTGGTATCCGCTGCGGGCGCAGCGGTGCGAAGTGGTGGAGGCAGCAGGGCAAGTATATCTGCGCTATACATTCGGGAACGGCGAACACGCGGCGATCGAATTTGAGCGGGTGGGTATCCTTACGGACTTTGAATACACAGACGACCTTTTTGGGGAGGACAACAGCACGCTAAAACCAACCATGCAACTGATACATACGCAGAACGAGGGCATCATCAACGCGGTGAAAAACTCCGCGAATATACGGTTTTTGGCGAAGGTAGCAAACATTTTAAAGCCGGAGGATATCCAAAAGGAACGCGAGCGGTTCACACAGGAAAACTTAAGTGCGGATAACGACAGCGGCATGATCATTTACGACAACAAGTTTACGGACGTCAAGCCAGTGGAGAGCAAGCCGTACACACCGAACGCATTACAGATGCAGATTATACAGGATAATGTATGCACGCATTTTGGCACAAACATGGACATATTGCAGAATAAATTCAACGAAGAGACGTGGAACGCCTATTATGAGGGAAAGATAGAGCCTTTTGCGATACAGTTATCACTGGTCATGACAAATATGTCATTCACGGAGAACGAAAGAGCCTACAAGAACATGATCACGTTCTCGGCAAACAGGCTGCAATATGCCAGCAACGCAACCAAGCTGTCAGTGAGCACCCAGTTGTTTGACCGGGCGCTTTTGAACCGTAACGGCGTCATGGACATATGGAACATGGCACATGTGGAGGACGGCGACAAGTATTACATACGCAAGGAGTACACGGAGGTAAGCGAACTGAACGGCAGCGGCAAGGAGCCGCAGGCTGTCATACAGCAGATACCAGCGGGGCAGCAGGCAACGGACGAGCCGGCGCAGGGCGGCAGCACAACGCAGGACGGCGAGAAAAAGGGAGAAGGTGAGGAATAATGCCGTTTAAGAAAGAGAGAGAATACAGGGCGCTTGCAGCGCCTCTGACAGCACAGGCAGCGGCAAAGCGGATTCAAACGGACTACTACGTGGAAGGATATGCAACGACGTTTGACGACCCGTATCTGCTGTATGAGTTTGAAGACGGGACAAAGTATTACGAGCGCATAGACGCACACGCACTGGACGGCGCAGACATGAGCGACGTGATCATGCAGTACGACCACGAGGGAAGGGTATTTGCGAGACAGTCAAACAAGACGCTTATATTGATACCAGACCATAAGGGGCTTTTGATCGCGGCGGATTTGGGCAAGACAGATTTGGCACGCGGGCTGTATCAAGACATAGAGGCAGGAATGATCACAAAAATGTCATGG